TTAATTGCCAATATATGCCATCTCTACCGCCACTCTATCGCCACTTGTCGCCAGTGGATTTAACCTGACTGCATCCTCTAAATGGTCGGGTGCAAAGTGTGCATATCGCATTGTCATTTTTATGTCAGTGTGGCCGAGTACACGTTGTAACACGAGTATGTTTCCACCGTTCATCATAAAGTGACTGGCAAAAGTATGCCTTAGAACATGGGTCAATTGGCCTGCGGGTAATTCGATATCGGTTCTTTCTAAGGCAGAACGGAATGCGCCATAACAATCGGTAAAGAGCCTACCTTTTTTATCATTTGGAAGAGAATCATAAAGCTCTTTGCTGATGGGTATCGTTCTGTTTTTTCTGCCTTTTGTATTCGTATAGGTAATTTTGTATTTTGCGAGCTGGCTTTTACGCAGTCCTTCCGCCTCTGACCATCTCGCACCTGTGGTAAGGCATATTCTGACAACAGCTTCCAAGTCCATGTGATCATGGCGTTTGCATTCAGCTAGAAGTAACGTAATCTGTTCGTGGGTAAGCCATGCCATTTCCATTTCTTCAGTACGGAAAGGGCGCATATTTTTTAAGGGGTTTTCCCCTTTCCATTCACCAAGGCGATTCAGCTCATTGAATACTGCGCGAAAGTAAGCCAGTTCAAGGTTAAGCGTGCGGGGTGAAACTTCTTTAACTCGATTAGAACGGGCATATTCCCCTTTGAGTCTTTTCTCTCTGTAGCGAGAAAACATCTGCGCATCGAAATCTCTGGCTAGTGGTTCGCCCATGCATTCGAAAGCATGATGCATTGCCAGTTGACGCTTAAGGCCGTCTTTAAGCGTGATACCATGAGCGCTATACCAAGCGTCAATAAGTTCTTTTAAAGTGCGCCTGTCTTCTTTCTCTTCCTGCCACGGGTTTTGTATTGTGTACTGTTCGAAAGCTAGGGCTTCACCTTTAGTGGCGAATTTTTTTCTAATACGTTTGCCTTTTGCTCCATTAGGGTAAAGTTCGCAAATCCATCCGCCCGCTGGGTTTTTACGAACAGTCATTGATTAATCTCACTATATATACCCACAACCCGACCCAATGTTTTTATATCATCAATACTACATTCAAAAGGTACTTTGCCGCCTGCTATATGTAACTTTTTACCCGGTAATTTAGTCAACTCACGAATACTAATAGCTCCTTCAATATCGACCAACCACATACCGTCGGACATTGATGCTGCTTTATCGATAAAATAAAGCTTTCCATCTGTACGAACAGCTATTCCTTTGGATAAGGGTTTCGAAAAAAAATGGCCATCAATACTAAGAGAATCCTCGCTTTTGAGGATTTCTTCACTTAATGTGAAAGCTTCAAGTTTTTTAGTGTCTACTGATGAAGATTTTCCATCGAATTGCTGTCCTTCTCCTGTCAATAACCATTTAAGACTTGCTCCAGTTTCTAATGCGCAATGTGCTGCAAAGTCATAAGAGATAGCACCACGAGTATATCTGTTAGACAGAGAGCTAGATGCTATGTCGAAGTGGTTAGCTAATTGAATTTTTTGAGAAAATCCATACGCCATGCAGATTCGATCCAGAACGTCTATGTTGCTCCACCCTAAAGAATCAATTCTCATTTCGATAAAACCTATTTACAGTTACTCAATATGGAGATATAGTTAGGCAATTAATGGCAATCATTGGCAAATAAAGGCACATTAATTGTAAATAATGTCAAAATGGGGATCATGCAATATGGCTTCTGAAACCGCAATCATTAAAATACCTGCTCCTGTCGTTTCTCTTCAAGAATTCGCATTCCTTGAGGGGGTTTCTGAACGCACCGCCTACCGCTGGTCTACTGGCGATAACCCTCGCTTACCAATTGAGCCGCGAGTTATCCGCAAAGGGAAAAAAAAAGCAGGTGGTCCCATTCGCATCTATTACGCACGCTGGAAAGAAGAACAGTTGCGTAAGGCGTTCGGTCATTCTCGCTTTCAACTCGTTATTGGTGATTGATTCATTTTATGTGAATCATAAGGATGCAACATGTTTGATTATCGCGTTTCCAAACAATCGCACTTTGATAATGCGTGTCGTGCGTTCTCCAATACGCATAAAGGTAGCTTAGTACAAATCGCGGAAGCTATCGGATTAACTCCGCAAATTCTGCGAAATAAATTGAACCCTGAGCAGCCTCACATGCTGACTTGTGTTGACTTGATGAAGTTAACGGATGTGACAGAAGACGCCTCCCTTTTGGATGGTCTACTGGAGCAATTACAGTGTCAGCCATCTGTGCCGGTTAATGAAGTTTGTGAAGCCAACATGCCAGGCTATTTATTAGGAGCAACGGCAGAAGTGGGCAAGCTGGCAAGTGAGGCTGTTTCGGGTGAGCGTCTTACTTACACCCGTGTGGCGGAGTTTAAGAAGACGGTTAATAACGCAGTCCGGTTATTAACCTTGGCGGGTGTAACCATATCATCAAGATTGCACTCAAACCCTGCGTTTAATTCGGCGGTTGATGCAGTGGCAGGGATGGGCGCATCGTTAGTCTGAGGTCAGCATGAATGCGTTAAAGCAACAGCAGCACCAGTACAAACTAACCAGTAAGTCGTTTCATACAAAGCAAAGTGACGGATTTATTTTTCCCATTGTCTTATGCTCCGTTGCTTATTTTATTCTGTTTCTTATTCGTGAGGTTTAAATGAACACCGAATACCATTTTGAATCAACAGAACAACGTGCTGTCGAGATGCCCTTTGAAATGCGCGTTAATGGTTTAAATTCAGTCGCTAAACTCAAAGCGGAAGTCTTTAAGTCGTCTGATAATAAAGAGTTGACGCTCTTTGTTGATGAAATGCGCAATAAACGCAATGCGCACTACGCGGATAATAAGCGTTTTTTAGCGGCTATTTTCTATCTTGCCTACATTCCCACAGAACGGCATGAGTTGGAATTAAATCAATTCACCCGTGAAGAAATGTGTAGCCTGATACGGGCAATAAACTTAATTAGGGCAGCAAGTCCATTATTGCCAAGTAAGTTATCGTTGCCCAATTAAATAACAATAATGACCGATTTAATTTTAATGGCGTCAACACGTCAGGGATTCTTTTTATCTAAAAACAGGAAATGAATAAATGGAAAATATAAATATTGAACAGTTAATAAAACAAGTCCGGGAGGATGAACGCAAGCATTATGCCGATTGGTATTCATCCCGTTTAGACAAATTGTCAACGTATGTTTTGAAAAACAAAATGGAATATTCCGCCAGTGCCGAACTTCTGCAAAGTGAATCCGAAAGCATCAACCGTCAAGCACAGGAGTGGAGTTATGTTTGATGTGATTGATCGTGCTTGCCAGCACGCAGAAAAAGTACTGGAACGCAGGATCGCAGAGCATGTAAACCGTCCTGTCAGTAGTTCAGCGTTTGAATGTGAAGATTGCGGCGAAGCAATTCCGGAAATACGCCGTACTGAAGTTATTGGTTGTTCTCGCTGTGTTGATTGCCAGAATGATTTTGAGTTAATTAATAAACATTATCGGAGTATATAAGATGGCTAATCTTCACTTTGTTAACCTTGATGAAAAATCCTTCTCTATCATCATAAATAATCAATACGATTGTATTGGCGTTATAAATGGCAATGGTAACGATTTTAATTTAGAAGCGTTAGAAAAATTCAGAAACTCTTTTGTTAGTGAAAGTCTAGGTGTTGAAAGCTTTTTTGGTATTGAAAGCTTTTTTGATAATCAGCATTTTCCTACCCGCTTTAAAAAAGGGGATTATGTCGTACTTTCTCGGGAAGATGGATGGGATTGGCTTGATGATATTGGATGCCGAATCACTGTGCTAATTGATGACGTTCATCATTTTCATAGCAGAATCAACACGAGCGATGAAATCAATGTGTTAGTTTATGCATATTCATTATTAACACCTGAGCATTTTTTTGATTCTGCTGATCACGTGATTGCCGCATATGATGCACGTCGCTCAGTGTCTGCCGGGGTTTGTGAGTGAACCCCGTACCAGAAAACAGCGGCACACAATCCCAACCGCGCCGCCAACGCAGCAAATTCCAGCCAGAGATGCCACAAAATGCAGCTCTGGCTGCGTGCGTTTCTTTACCGTGGGATAAACCTATCCAGCCGATAACAAGGCCGTTCCCGACTTATGCCGAGCAATACCAGAAGGAAGAAGAGTGCCGCGTGCTTGCAAAGGAGCATAAAGCGCGTGCCCATATTCAGGACTTATTGTGCGAGCTTAAAAATCAGCCCAGAGTTGTCCGCCTTGATGTCCATTACAAAGCGAGTGTTTTAGAAAAGGAGCAAGGGCTTTACCGTGCCGAGGCTTTTTTGTCTAAGACAGTCCTCGAACGCATCTTACCCCGCGTCAATTTGGTGACCGAGCGCTACCAGATCCAAGAAGTTGAGGCGGATAACGCGTTTTATCGGGATCGGTTTAACCGCATTCCGGATATGAAAAGGGAAGATATCGAGTTACTGTCGAGTGATATTGCTCAATTTGTCCTTCAGAAGTTGGAAACCGTCGCGAGTGAAAGGCCGGAAGAAAGCGATCTGAAAAGGGCGTATGCTTTATATCTGCGCGCGGCGGCGATCACTAAAGCTTATCGCCAGCCTGCCCCTTACTGGGATAAGCTGACAGGCCGCTTTTTTGCTGAAACTGAGGCTATCGCTGCTATTTCCCGTATGACCTCGGATAAATGGTGGTTAGGCCGCTTGCGCCGTCTGGCGGCCGAGTGGCGCGAGCATTTGCAGATATCCATCAACCGCGTCAGCAAGCAAGCCAGTATCTACGCCAGCAAGATGACCATTGCCGAATGGAAAGAGCAAAAGCACCGTACCAAAGAATTTATCAAGTCCATGGAGCTGGAAGATGAAGAAGGGAACCGCATCAGCCTGATTGATAAATATTATGGCAGTGTGGCTAACCCGGCGATCCGCCGTACTGAAATGATGGTGCGTATTCGCGGCTTTGAAAATATTTGCAATGAACTGGGTTACGTCGCTGAATTCTATACGTTAACTGCGCCCTCTAAATATCACGCCACAACCCGCCACGGACACCGCAACCGCAAGTGGAACGGCAGCAGCCCGGCAGACACCCAGAAGTATTTAAGCGGTGTCTGGGCAAAGGTCAGGGCTAAATTACACCGTGATAATTTGCGTATCTTTGGCATCCGCGTGGCTGAACCTCATCATGATGGCACGCCGCACTGGCATATGCTGTTTTTTATGCGCCCCGAACAAGCTGAGCAGATACGTGAAATTTTGCGCCATTATGCCTTTCAAGAAGACGGTGCCGAATTACGCACTGAAAAAGCCATGAAAGCCCGCTTCCATGCTGAGGTGATTGATCCGCAAAAGGGGTCTGCGACCGGGTATGTAGCTAAATACATTTCTAAGAATATTGATGGCTACGCGATGGACGACGAGCTGGATGATGAAAGCAACCGCCCCATTAAAGACGCCGCTATAGCAGCCAGTGCCTGGGCGGCGCGTTGGCGCATTCGCCAGTTTCAATTTGTCGGTGGTGCACCTGTGACAGTTTACCGTGAGTTACGCCGGATGGCCGATCATGAGACAGCCATGGGTTTAAGTGTGGAGTTCGCCGCCGTGCATGATGCTGCGGATAACGGGGACTGGGCAAATTATATCAATGCACAGGGTGGGCCTTTTGTTCGCCGGGAAGATTTGGTTGCCCGCCTGTGGTATGAAACTGAGCAGGAAACCAACGCCCACGGGGAAGATGTGATCCGGATTAAGGGGGTTTTCTCGCCTTTTGTCGGGATGGATACGCCGATATTAACCCGGTTGAAGAGCTGGAAGATTGTGCCGAAGTTGGCCGAAGCGACAGCGGAGGCGGGTTTTAGCGGTGCGTCCGCACCGCCTAGGAGTTCTGTCAATAACTGTACGGTGGCACACTGTACAATTGATAAGGCTATACAAAAAAGTGACCTGTGTCTGGATGAGTTTTACCACGGTTGGCTGCAACTGAGTCAGCCAGAACAGGTAAAACGGGTGCAGGAATCGGCTAATTTTCAGGACTTAGAAATGAGTGAGGGTTTAGCGCAGGCCTTAATCAGGGGGAGCAGTATGACGGTAGAGGGTCAGCGCTATCGCTTATCGATGTTTGGCCAAATCGTCAAAGCCAAGCCGCCGTATACAGAAAGAACAAAATCACTGCTGGACAGGGTAAGTAAAATTCCATCTATCAGTATGAATAATAAAGAAAATAATGGCGAACTAAAAGGCCATCAGCCGGGTATTTTGCAGGGAATATCTGAAAATACTACATTAATCACATAACTTACTATTTCTTAATGAAATTAATTCAATTGCTAATTATATTATTGGGCTGTTCATGCATACAGTATTATAAATGATGGAGCTATGATGTTTGATTCTTTGGATAAATTTGTTCTTTTGGAACGTATTGAATTAATTGCTAAAGTTGGGGGTTCGGAAGGTTGTAATGATAGGGACAGACAGGTGGCATTATATTGGGTTGGTGAAATGGTGGAACAGATTAAAGGGGAGCTGGTAATAGAAAAGCCACTCAATAGTGGCTCACGGTTAACATTAAGCGGCACTGCTCTGCAACAAATCTAAGGCCATCTGGCGCTGTTGCGGATTGAGGTTATTGATCACAGTCTGCAACAGGATATCACCTGTTTTTGCGCTGGGGCTGATAGTGTGTGAAAAGGTTAAATTCATCACAAACGTATGGCCGCACTCTACATCCGCACAGGCACAATAAATATCTGCAATTTCGTGGTGCATCCGGTTGGTTTTGCGAATGACAGCCTTAGCGCCGCACTCCGGGCAGGTTATTTTTAATACGCGCATGTTCCTCATTCCAAAAGTGTCGAATTTCTTCGATTTTACCATTTTCTTGCTCATTCTGCACCCGAACTTGCGTTATCTTGTTTGAAATGAAGGTGTAATATTTCTGGCACATCGCGGCGGTTTATCGCATTCATGAACATATTTTGCACGGGAATGACTTCATCCTTGCGATAGGCATCACGGGCTTTTTCCGGGTCACCCAACCCGCCGACGTTGGTCGGGATAATGCCCGCCAGTCCGGCCGGGAATCGGTGGGCGGTCAGCACATCCTGTGAACTGATGCTTTTCACATTGGCAAACTCATCATTGGCGGAAATATCCCCGACCGGAATAAACTTGATGCCGTCCGGGTCGCCATTGGGAATATTCACAAACAGGGTGTCAAAATTGCCGATCCCCTTGCTTTGTTGCAGTTTCCAGATAATTTCTTCCTCGGTTTCATCGGAGATATTCGGGTCGTTGGTGTAGATGATACCGCCCGTGTGGGCACCATTGTGGTAATAGCGGCGGCGGAATATGGTGGCTTCCGAGTTCAGCAAGGCAGCATGGATACCGCCGATATAATCCGGCAGGCCGTAAACCTGTTGCTGGGGATCATATTGCTTGATAAAAATAACCTCGTCCGGGGTGTAAACCAACGGTTCACCCTCCTGCAAGACCACAAAATCCCCGTCCTTACGGCGGCGCAGGTAGAGCGAGGGCAACACGTCCAGTCTCACCACATCGCCCCAGAAGTTGCACACTTTCAGGATGGCCACATCGCCGAAAATCAGGAAGTTCATCATGGCCGCCTTGAATTGTTCATGGCTCAGGCCGCCGCCGAGGTAATCGGAGGCAATCATATTGTGGCGGGCATAGAGCACGCCGCCATGCTGCCCGTTCATATTGGTCAGTTGCGCCAGTGCCAAACGGTCAATCGGCAGCGTGTAATGGTCATAATCATTGTCATACCAGATTTTCTGGTAATCGGTCTGGGTCGTCAGTATCGGCTCCGGCTTGCCCAGCGTGATCAGGCTCATTTTCCGTTGCTGTGGTTGGGGCTGTTTTGCCTTGGCGGTCTTCCTTAACGTCTTCTTGCTCATTATGCGGCCTTTTGGAATTGATATTTAGACTTGCGTTTCTTCTCGTAATTTAACGGTTCGTTCATCAGGGCGTGGGCGATAGCCCAGAACACGTCAGCGTGCCCGGTTTCCTGTGAACGGTCGGCCACAAAGGTCATGGCACCGCCTTTGCCCGTGGTGGTGTGCCGGATAGCCAGAAATGAGGCCAGGATTTCTTTTTGTTCCTGATCCCATTCCAGGCGTTCTTCACTGACCACATCGATCATCTTCATTACCAGTTGATTTTTGCTCTGCTGGCTGTAGTGGATAGCCTGCGTCTGGCGTGGGGCGAAGTCCTGTACCATCTCATAGACCCCGTGCCCAATCCCCGTGGTATCAATGCCGATATGGGTAAAGCGATAACGCTTGAACAACTCTTCAATCAGCTTCGCCTGATGCTTCCAGTTCATGCCTTGCCAGTAGAACGTGGCGAGCACCCGAAAGGCTTCGCCTGCCATCAGCGGCGGGGCGACAATCACAAAGGTGGAGGTATCACCGGAGCGTGCCGGGTCGAAGCCGCCCCAGACTTCACGCTCACCAAAGGGGCGCGGGGCGTTGGGGGCGTGGTCTTCCCACAGCCTGACTTCAACCCCGCATTTTTCCAGTTGGTGATATTTAAAGACCGATGCGCCGCTATCAACAAATACGCACATATAGAGCATGTTAAAGGTGTCAGCATTATACTTGTTGCGTAGACGGTCGATATTGGCAAGGTTATACCCACCTTTGATAGCATCGGCCATGGTGATGACATAACGCCACTGGCTATCAGGGCAATCGCGTCCGCCATCGCGGTATTCATCAAAAGCAGGAAAGGCCACATTCTTACGTTTGGCATCGTTGCCGCGCCATGTATCACCTGTCCAGAACGGGTAGGCGGAATGCGTTTTAGCACTGGGGGTTGAAAAATAAGTGGTACGCCATTGCTCAATAGTCGCCATTGCGGAAGCCACTTCATTCAGGTGCTTAAAATCAGGTATCCAAAAGTATTCATCACAATATAAATGACCGTTGTAAGATTGCGCGGTGTTCTTATTGGTGGATAAGAAACGCAGTTCAGCCCCATTGCTTAAGCGTATTGGGTTACCCGTCAGTGTTACACCAAAGAATTGCTCGGCAAAATTGACAATATAGGAGCGGAAGACTTCTGCCTGCGGTTTGGAGGCGGACATAAATATCTGCGGATTACCCGTTAGTACCGCATCTTCCAAAGCTTCAAACGCAAAATACCAGGTTGCCCCAATTTGGCGCGATTTTAAAATATTGCGTATTTGCTTATGCTTGTTGTTGCGCAGGTGTTTCTGATAGCCAAACAGATTGCCATCAACAAAGGTCTGGAAGTCTTCTTCCGTCAGCGCTGAAATATCATTTTTACGCTGGCGTTTCTTTTTCTTCGGCTCACCGTCACCGGATGGCACATCGTCACCGCCCGATTGTGACTGAACCTTAATTTCAGCCAGCTTTTCTTGGTGCTTATTCTCCTGTGCCATCAATTTCACATGATGGGCAATCAGGCGGTCGAGTTCGTCCAGCTCCAGCGCATTTTTATTATTACGTTCACTGAGCAGGGCAATACGGCGGTTGACTGCCTCAATCACACTTTCATGGCTGAGCATATCCGCCCAGCACCCTTTTTCCGCCCAGTAGTAAATGATCCGCCGATTGGGCAGGTTGAGTTCTTCGGCAATCTCTGCCGGGGTATAGCGGCGCAGGTAGAGCGACTTTGCCACTTTGATTAATTCATCCGAATATTTAGCCATGCCTTAAGCATCCTTGTCTTGAGTCACTTTATTATGCAGGGCGAATACCTTGCTTTCGTCCGGCCAAATTCGGTTTGATTCGGTTATGCGGGATATCCGAATTCATCCGAATTGCGCCCCTCGCGGCCGCCGATGGAATTCGCAATACTGTGTGGGAAGCAAACGAAAAGGATGCGATATGTCTCAGTTAATGACTAACTGGATATGTATTGCCATGGAGGGCGACACGGTTGATGGCCGGGATATGGAACCACAATGGATTCTGGATGCGGCCGAACTTTATGACCCTCAACTGTATACCGCCCTGATTTGGCCGGAACATGAACGCTGGATGGGGCCAATGGGCGAAGTGCTCGCGGTCAAGGCCGAACGCGGTGAGGACGGGACTTTGCGTCTTTATGCGCAATTGCGACCCAATCACCGTTTGTTGGACGCCAACCGGGACGGGCAACTGCTGTTTACCTCCGTGGAGTTTACGCCCGATGGTAACTGGCGCGGTACAGGCAAAACCTATCTGCAAGGGCTGGCAGTGACAAGTTCGCCAGCCAGTGTAGGCACAACCCGCCTACAGTTTAGTAAAAAGAAAAAATCTCATCGGTCAGGCACCTATAAGCCGCTGGTGATTGACGAAGTTAAACAGATTAAGGAAAGCAAGATGGCAAAGGCCAAAAAAGGATGGAGAAGTTTTTTTAACGTTGAAGAACCGGAAGAAACCCCGGCCGAAACCACGGGTGATGATGCGTTGCAGGCCATCGCTGAGGCACTGGCCGAGATGGATAAGCGCATGACCGCCGTTGAAAGCCAACTGGCATCCACTGAACAGGTCGTGGAAGAAGTACAGGAAGATGTCGAAACCGTTAAAGAAGTGGTTGATACCGAAGATTTTGCACTCCTGCGCGATAACCTGTCAAAGATTGTGAAAAACTTCAACAAGCTGGACACGCTGGCAACCCGTGTGCCGTCTAAAAACCCGAAAGGCAACAAAAACAAGCAGTTTAAATTTCTGTGATCCCTGACGGGAAAAAGCAAAGGGAAGAGCGATGCAATTAAATCAACGGGCGCGAGCCTTTTTACAGCAATATTCAGCGGGCTTGGCCGAATCCTATGGCGTTGAGGACACAGCGCGTTACTTTGCGCTGAGCGACCCTAAAGAAACCGCCCTGCGCAGTGCGCTGCTGGAGTCGGTCGAGTTCCTCAGCATGATCACCTGTGCGGATGTGGATCACCTGTCCGGCCAAGTGGTGTCGGTGGGCAACCCCGGCCTCTTTACGGGGCGCAAGAAAGATGGCCGCTTTATCCGTGCAACGGGTGTTGACGGCAATGAATATAAGTTGCAGGAAACCGATTCCGGTGCCGCGCTGAAATGGGACTTGTTGTCCATCTGGGCGAATTCCGGCAGTGAAGAAGAGTTTTTCCAGCGTATGCAGGCGTTTACCAATGAATCTTTTGCGCTCGATATGCTTCGCGTCGGCTTTCACGGCCAGCGTGTGGCGGAGACAACCAACCCCGACGAGAACCCGAACGGGGAAGATGTCAATAAAGGCTGGCACCAAATTGCCAAGGACTGGAACGGCGGCAAGCAGGTGATCACTACGTCAGTGAAACTGGATGAACACGGCGATTTTAACTCGCTGGATGCGATGGCGTCCGACCTGGTTAATACCTGTATTCCGCAACAGTTCCGCCATGACCCGCGTTTGGTGGTACTGGTCGGCGCGGATTTAGTGGCAGCGGAGCAGTACCGGCTTTATCAGGCTGCGGATAAACCGACAGAAAAAATTGCCGCGCAGATGCTGGGCAGCTCGATTGCTGGCCGTCCGGCGATGGTGCCGCCGTTTATGCCGGGCAAGCGCATGGTGGTCACCATGTTGCCAAACCTGCAAATTCTGACCCAGCGCAATACCCGTCAGCGCAAGGCGGAATTTGTGGACGACCGCAAACAGTTCGAAAACAAGTACCTGCGTAATGAGGGCTACGCGATTGAAACGCCGGAATTGTACGCGGCCTATGATGAGAACGCCGTCACGATTGGCAAAGTGGCCGAACCGGCTGAAAAAACGGGTACAGACTAATGCTGTCACCTGCCCAACGACACCGGGCAGCGGTTGAACTGCGCCAGAAACTGGCACGGCAACAAGCGGTTGCCATTGCGGACGGTGCCAGCCAGCACCTGCAAGCCCGTGCCATTGAGCAGGATGTCAAGCGGTTGCGCCAGTTAACGACAACGGCGGAACGGGTGGAGATGAAACGGCGGGAACTGCTGCCCAATTATCTCCCCACGGCACAACGCTATCTGGATGAAGGCGAGGTGTACTGCAACCCGATTTTTGTTTACTGCGTGATTTGGTTGTTTGATATCGGGGAGTTTGCCCACGGATTGGATTGGGCAGATATGGCCATTGAGCAAGGACAGCTCACCCCCGACCATTTTCGCAGTGGCTTTCCGGCGTTTGTGGCCGACACCGTTTTACTCTGGTCACAGGCGGAAGCCGAAGCGGGTAACCCGGTGGAACCCTATTTTTCAAGGACATTTCAGAATGTCACTGAAAAATGGCAAGTTCACGAGAAAATCAAGGCCAAATACTACAAATTTGCTGCCTTAAACCTGCTGAAAGGGGATAACGCCGAAATTAAGGCAAGTTCGGTGGAGAAACTGGATGTGCTGGAGCAGGCCGATAACTGGCTGACCAAAGCCCATCAGTGTAATCCCAAATCCGGGGTTAAAACCTATCGGCAACGGATTGCCGCCCGTATACGGGCATTATCCATGGAATAACAACGACTACCGCAAGCCGGAGCGGGCGCGGTGGAGGCATCGCAACGTGGTTGCAGATGGCCGTGGAAACCGGACAGCCCGCTTTTTTTCTCAGGAGAGGCACGATGTTTAATGGCAATACCGTGGATTACCGGGACGCCCCGCTGACCAATGACGGCTTTTGGCCGGATTTGAATTTGCGGGAATTTCAGGTTAACCGCAAGCTGCCTGCTGATCTGGATAACGACATGCTGGCCAATGCGCTGCTGGCAACGGTGGCCGAAATCAACCTTGACCTTCAACGCCTGAAATCGCGCTTGCAGGCCAAGGGCTACCGGACAGCGGCCAACGTGCCGGGCATTACCATTAATGGCAGCACCGCGTTGGTCAGCCAGTATAAAAAAGCGGTTTATGCGCGGGCAAAGGCCGATTTACTGGGGGAATATACGTCACTGGTCAGCCGTGCCCCCAATCCGGGACAGGAAAGCCCGGAAGTGCGCAATCGGCTGCTGGCCGAAGCCTCAATGGTGCTGCGCAATATGAAAGGACATGGACGCACAACGGTACGTTTGATATGAGCCAATTACAGCAATTAACCGCCTTTTTGCGGGAAAATCTGCCGGAACGGATTTGTGAGACGGAATTTACCAGCGAAATGGATGAAATCCGCTTTATTCCGGCGCAACGGGATCTCGGGCTGGGGCAATACCAGATGTTTGTCCAGCAATATGAAGCGGTGATTGCGTGGGGGCGTTTCCCCTATCGGGAGTGTGATCCGCGCAATATTCCGCTGTTGATTGATATCTGGCTGACTGAGCAGGGGGATAGCCTCAGTAATGCCAATGTTGAGCAGGAACGGCCGACCTTAACGGTGGAAGTGGATGGCGAGACGGCGGTTGTCGTGGTGTCGCTGTCATTGGCGGAACCTGTGGTGATACGGGAAGACCCCAAGGGCATGATCCCGTTTGACGGCAAGCGCTGGTCACTGGCTGAGGCTGAGGTGTGGTTTGCGGAACAAGGCGCGGTGCACAGTGTGGACGAAACCGGGGCAGCAATTGGGAACAGGGCATGATCCACGGCCAGTTAAACCGCAACCAGCTTAAGGAAATGCAGGACGCCTTAAGCCGTTTTGACCTGCCGCCGCAAAAACGGCAACGCTTGTTATGGCGCATGGCGAAATATGGACTGATTGATTCTGCGAAACGTCATATACGCAATCAACAATCACCGGACGGCGAAAGCTGGCCTGCCAGAAAAAGCCCGCGCCGCCAGAAGATGCTCAGGAATATGCCGAAACTTTTGCATATTCGGGAAATGCCGGAAATTGACGCTGTGCGCATTTATCTGCAAGGCGGGCATTACCGGAACGGCAAGCAGCCAGTGCCAGCGGGGGTTGTAGGCTATGCCCAGCAAAATGGGATGCGTTTTCAAATTACCCGGCAACAGGTGAAAAAAAACGTTGACCGTGAGCGGATGGCGACGATCAAGCAGGCAAAGAAACTGCGCACCTTAGGTTATAAAGTTAAAAAAGGTAAACGTTGGCGCAAACCTGCGATCAAGGAAATTACCGCCAATATGAAATTCATTCAGGCCGGAACCCTGATCCGCGTATTGAGCGGTGAAGAAACTAAAAGCAAATGGGAAATTACCATTCCTTCCCGTGCGTTCTTAGGCATGAACGAAGAAGAATTCAGCAAAGCGCTGGCGCGCCAGTTGCAAGGCATTGGATACGGCGCTTAGCGCCTGATAAGGGATTAGATTATGTGGCCACATGTTCAGGTTAACCAGGTTAACCAACTGCAAGGCGAAACCAAGGAAATAGAACGGGTCTTGCTGTTCTTAGGGGCAGGCAAGACCAACGTGGGCAAGACCATTGCCGTCAATACCCAGACCGACTTTGACGCCGTGCTGGGCACGGCACAAACCGCGCTGAAACGTCATGTACTGGCGGCAATGGCCAACGCCGGGCAAAACTGGTCGGGTTATGTGCATATCCTGCCCGAAGCGGCGGACGGGCTGGCTTTTGTCGAGGCGGTGACGGCGGCGCAACCCGTCGCCAGTGTTGAGGGCTATGTGCTGACCCTCGGTGCCAGTAAAGACATTATCAAGGCTGCCCAGACCCTGCGCGCCAATACGATTGCTAAATTTGGCCGTTGGCAGTGGGCAATTCTGGCCGTGGATGCGCCGCAGTCCAAGGAGGCGTGGGCGGATTACGTCACCCGCTTGGCCGAACTGCAAAAGGGCGAGGCCGTGGCATCAGTGCAACTGGTGCCGTGTCTGTGGGGCAATGAGGCGGGCGTACTGGCCGGGCGGTTGTGTAATCGTGCCGTCACCGTGGCCGACAGCCCGGCGCGGGTGCAGACAGGTGCCCTGATGGATTTGGGCAGGGCTGATTTTCCGCTGGATGGCACAGGCAAAACCATTGATTTAGCGACCCTGCAAGCACTGGAAAAACTGCGTTTCAGTGTACCGATGTGGTACCCCGATTATGACGGCATGTACTGGTCGGATGGCCGCACGCTGGATGTGGAAGGGGGCGACTACCAGAGCATCGAAAATTTGCGCATTGTCGATAAGGTCGCGCGGCGTGTGCGTTTGCAGGCGATTGCCAAAATTGCCGATCGCAGCCTGAACAGCACACCGGGCAGCATCGCCACGCATCAGGCTTACTTTGCCCGTACCTTGCGTGAGATGTCGCGCAGTAGCGAGATTAACGGCGTGACCTTTCCGGGCGAAGTGAAATCGCCGAAAGACGGCGACGTCGTGATCACATGGCGCAATAAAAACACGGTGGAAATTTATATCACGATCCGCACTTACGAATGCCCGAAAGGCATATCAGTCAGTCTGTTGCTGGACAGCCAACTGGAGAAAACCGCATGAGCCAGCGTATTTCAGGGCAGTCGATTGATTTTAATATGGACGGGGATCTGGTTCATGCCGAAAAGGTCAACCTGTCCATTACCGACAACACCGCCGCCGCGCAAACGCAGGGCGTGCCGGATGGTTATATCGCCGGGGATGTGGCCGCTGAGGGGGAAATTGAACTCAGTACCAAATACTTGGAGATTGTGACCGCCAAGGCGCGGGCGGCGGGATCATGGCGGGGCATTCAGCCCGTCGATTTGATGTGGTACGCCAAGGCAGGCAAGGAAGAGATCAAAGTGGAAGCCTACGGCTGCAAGCTGATCCTCAGTGACATTCTGGACGTTGACCCGAAAGGCGGCAGTGTCATGACCCATAAAGTCAAGTTTGTCGTCACATCACCCGACTTTGTGCGCATTAATGGCATCCCTTATCTGGAAGCGGAACTGACGCAAAGCCTGATAGGGTAAGGATGGGGTTCATGGAAGAACATGAAAAAACGTTTGTTACGCTGGTGCTATTGGGGGCACTGATTGCGTTGGGCAAAATGCTGACCGGCAACGAGCCGATCACCTTACGGCTGTTTATCGGCCGCATTATCTTGGGGTCGGCGGTGTCGGTGATGGCCGGGGCGTTGCTGATTTGGTGGCCGGGCATTAGCCCGGTAGCCGTGACAGGCATAGGCAGCGCCTTGGGGATTGCCGGATACCAGTTAATTGAAGTGTGGTTACGCAAGCGCGGCAGCGCGTTGCTGACAGGGAAGTTAAAAAAATGACGTTAAGTGAAAAACAACAGTTATTTGCGGTACTGGTTGCCCAATTGATCGAATGGGCAGACGAACGCGGCTATCGGGTAACATTGGGTGAAGCCTACCGTACCCCGGAACAGGCGGCGCTGAATGCCAAGAAAGGCACGGGCATTGCCAACAGTTTGCATACCCAGCGCTTGGCGCTTGACCTGAATCTGTTTATCCAGGGCAAGTACCAGACCCACAGTGACGCTTACCTTCCCCTGGGCGAATATTGGGAATCCCTTGGCGGCACATGGGGCGGGCGTTTCTCACGTCCCGATGGCAATCATTTCTCGCTGGCACATAACGGGGTGAAATGATGTTCAAGGCACTGCCGCTCTCTTTTTTGGTTGTGGCGCTGGCGTTCGGGGCGGGCTGGCAGGTCAATGATTATTACCGTGACAGCATCGAACTGGAAATCACACGGGCAGCGGCGGAAACGGGCGAACAAATCCGCCACGCCTTGCAAGCGGTTTCCAGTGCGTCCGCCCGCCAACTGGAAGAAAAACTAGAGGGGATCACCCATGCCGCCCCGCGAGAAATTCGTACTGAAGTGGTTAAGCCTGTTTTTACTGCTGTGTGCGTTAGCCCTGAGTTTGTCCGGCTGTACAACCAAACCGCCGACCAGATTGAGCGCACCTTATCAGGAAAACCTGCTGACACGGTGTCCGGCCAAATTACCGAAACTGGCCGGAACAACCGGAAATAATTTGGTTTATATCATCATGGAGTATTCCACCTTATATGGAACGTGTGCCGCCCGGCATAATCAATTAGTGGATGAAATTAATAAAAGAAAGGAAATTACAAAATGAAAGAAAATAAAATCATTACCTTAATTATCGGCGAAAAAGAAATAAACTTTGAACCGAATATTATTGCCTATAACAGCATGATTAATGATATGACGATGGATAATAAGATTGTTCCCATTGTCGCTTATTTACGTCGCATTGTGCAGCCTGCCTCAAAAGCGGCGCTGGATGAACTCCTGCAAATCCCCGGCGCAGCCATGCAGATTGTCGAGCGCGTGAATTCGGAATATGCGCCTAAATTGGAAATCGAAATAAAAAACTAAATGCGCGGGTCAGGGCGATTGATAATAGCTTATTCGAACAGGCATTAATATTACGCCGCCACTATTTACCGAATGAGCCGGATAATACCGAAAGTTTAGCCCGTGCTATTTGGCTGGATAACCGTTATTGGGAATATACGCGCGTGTCAACCGCCAATGGCATTGCGCTGGCATTTAAGGGTGAAGCATGAGTAACGAATTAGATTTTACCTTAAGTCTGATTGATAAAATCACCAAACCCCTTGCCAGTGTCAAAGCGTCGGTCGCGGGGTTTGCCGAGGCCTCACAGGATGCTTTCGGCAAGCTGGCCATCGGCGGGGCGGGGTTGGCCGCTTCGTTCTGGTCAATCAAGGGCTTTCTTGATCCGGCCATTGAAATGGAAGAAGCACTGCAAACCGCCTCCTTGCAGGGAATTGACAGCAATGTAATGGATAAGGTGGCGAAAGATGCCATGACCTTTAGTTCCCGCTATGGCAAATCGTCGATAGAGTTTGTGCAATCGGCGTCAGCCATCAGCAAGGCCATTGGCAGCCTGTCACAAAATGACCTGCCGCAGATGACCCATATCGTGAACACCACGGCCGCCGCCCTGAAAAGCAGTGCCGAGGATGCCAGCACGTATATGGGGCAGATGTTTGCCCAGTTCTCCAGCCATGCAAAAGACGTCGGGCACCTGCAATTTGCCGAAGAGTTGGCAGGCAAGGCGGTGTTGATGTCGAAAACCTTCGGCACTTCCATGACCGATATTGCCGATTTGATGGAGGGTGCCCGCGCAGCCGGGACAAACTTTGGTATCGGTATTGATGAACAGTTGGCGGTCTTGGGGGAATTGCAACGCTCGCTGGGTTCAGAATCCAGCGGGGCGTATGAGTCCTTTATCACCACGGCGGAAGCTGGCGGGAAGAAACTGGGGTTAAGTTTCGTTAATGCGTCGGGCAAATTGCTGTCCATGCCGGAAATGCTGGAGAAGCTACAGGCCAAATACGGCAAGAGCATTGAAGGGAACCTGAAAGCACAGGCAGAGATTGATGAAGCCTTTGGGGATTCCGCCGTGGTCATTAAACAGCTTTACGGCAATGTTGATGTGCTGCGCAAAAACATGACGGCACTCGGTGCCAATGACGGCATGAAGCGCACCCGCGAGATGGCCGAACGGATGGCGAACCCGTGGGAACGGCTGGAAGCGATTTGGCAGAATATCCGCATTGCCATTGGTTCAACCCTGCTGCCGGTGATTAAGCCGTTGGTCAATCAGATGGCGGATGCCAGTCAGACACTGGTGCGCTGGCTAAAACTGTTTCCTAATATCGCGCGTTGGGTCGGTTATATCTCGCTCGGTATCCTGAGCTTTGCCGCCGCAGGGGCGCTAGCCAATATCGTCATGGGGGTGTCCCGCTTTATCTGGCTGGGTTTAATTCCCTTGTGGAACACGGGGGCGTTTATGTTTTCCCTGTTGACGGGAAAAATGAACGTCATGTCAACAACCAGTACAAAATTAGCCAGCCTGTTAACGCGCCTGCGCGCCAGTCTGGTTATGACCCAGATAGCCTCTTGGGCAACGGCGGCCGGGTTTACGGCCATGGCATGGCCTGTGTTGGCGATCATTGCGGTGATTGCGGCGTTGGTGATTGCGGTCATTAAATTCTGGCAACCGATTAAGGCCTTTATTAAAGGGTTTATGCAGGGGTTCAGCGAGGCGGGCAGTTCGCTTGCCCCGTTGTCACCGGCTTTTGATGCCATAGGCGCGGCCATGGGGTTTGTCTGGGAGGGGGTTAAAAGCCTGTTCGGCTGGTTCGCCAAGTTACTGTCGCCGATCCAATACACTGATGAAGAGTTACAGGGAGTGACTGAGGCGGGCAGTTCGTTTGGCCGCATTGTGGCGGGTGCCATTGGCCTGATGATGATGCCGTTTAATCTGGTGATTCAGGTGATTGGCACGCTGATACAGGCGTTTCAACGTGCCGGGCAGTTGATTAGGCAGGGCTGGGATGCGCTGTGGAACTGGGTTGGCAGCTTTTCACTGGTGGATACTTTGTCCGGCATGGCGGACAGTGTCGGTGATCTGTTCAGTGGCTTATGGGACAGCATTAAAGCCTCATTCGGGGAAGCCTATAACTGGATTATCGAGAAGTTAAATTATATTCCGGGCATCAACATTGAAACCAAGGCCATTGAGGGCGCAGTTTCAACCCCTAAATCGGTTGTCCAGCCCTCCGTGGATAATCAGCAGGTGGCGGCGTCCATCATTACAGGCGGGCAACTGAAAGGCATCAACAAGGGCGGGCTGAGTCAGAACCTGAACAGTCATAAACAGACGTCAATTGATAACAGCCGCCGGATTGAAAACGTGACCGTCAAGGTCAACGGCAGCATCACACCGGAACAATTAACGGAATGGGAGCAGGTGGCTTATGGATGAGCCGAAATACATTGATTTATTGATAACCAAGGGCAACTTTACCCTGAACTCCGGGAATGAGCCGCGTTTTTGCCACAATCGCTTTTCTGTCGGTCAGGATTGTGTGCACGCCATTATGGAAAGTGGCCTTGCAACCGAACTGGTCGCAGAGCGCAGCCCGACCCTGCGCGCGGATATTCGCACCCAGATAGAAATTTTGGTTGAAGATGACGAAAGGATTATTCCGGGCACGGTCATCATTAACGAAGAGACGCCAACCCAGTTATGGATCACGGCGGAAACTTATGATTTTGGCCGCCTGAATGTGAGTGTGGGGCATGGAAACTAAACCGTCGATTGATTACGAAAAGGTACTGCGTGACAGCGGGATGCCGACCACGGAAGCCGATATCAGCGCCGCCTTTACCAAGGTTGTGGATGACGCCGGGTTAGTCACCAATACCTCGCGCATGTCCCCGTTCTGGCGGCTGGTCAACACCCTCGTGACGCGCCCGGTGTTGTGGCTGAAAGAGGCGTTAATCAACGTCACCCTGAAAAATATGTATCTGGCGACGGCATCGGGATCATGGCTGGATATGTTTGCATGGGGCGTCAACCTGAAACGCAAGCAGGCAACCGCCGCGCAGGGGGTGATCCGTTTCTACAAGGCGGCGGGAGCCTCGGCGGTGATGGTGCCTGCCGGAACGGTTGTCCAGACTGAGCGCATTAATGGCGAAATCTACCGGGTCAGCACCACGGAAAGCGTGGTGATAGCCGAAGGTGTCACCAGTGCCTTGCTGCCTGTGGCCGCAGAATTGGCAGGCGGTGCCTTTAACTTGGCATCCGGCTATTTCCGGCTCCTGCCTGTGGCAGTGTCCGGCATTGAGCGGGTACAAAATGAAGAAGGCTGGCTGTTAACGCCCGGCGCGGATGCCGAGTCCGATGATGATTTGCGTGACCGTTGCCGCAACCAATATAACCTGGTGGGAAACTACCACACCGATGCCGTTTATCGAGGCATGATAGCCAGCCGCGTGGGCTTGAGTATTGACCGCATCTTCTTTTTGCATGATGCGCCCCGTGGGGCAGGCACGGCCAATGCTTACCTGTTGCTGGATTCGGGCGTCATTAGCCAGCCGTTTATCAATGCGGTGAATGATTACATCAGCAATCAGGGGCATCACGGGCACGGGGATGATATGCAGTGCCTGCCGATGCCGGAAACCCATCATGTACTGACAGTAACGCTGTTTGTAGTGAATCTGGCGAACTACAGTCAGGAACAGATAGACACATTAAAAACCGATGCCGGCAACCTGATCCGCTGCGCCTTTCGGGAAAATACCGACTATCCGGTGAAGAAAACGTGGCCGTACTCGCGTTTTTCCTTTTCCAACTTGGGACGGGAGATCCATCGCGAGTTCAGCGAGGTGGAATCACTGACCTTTTCATTGGGTGACATTCTCAGTGAACTGAGTGTGCCGCGCCTGCAATCGCTCACGGTGGAGGTGAAAAATGGCTGAGTTCCGGGAACGTCTCGCCCGGCTGGCGTTGCCCTCATGGATGAACAAGGGCGAACCCGCCAAGTTATTGCAGGCGGCGCGGGTATTCTGGTTGGGCGTGTATGACTGGTTAAAGTGGCCGTTAGCCCAACTGGACGCCGAAACCTGTTCAGAGGCGCTGTTGTCGGTGCTGGCGTACCAGCGGGATATCCAGCGCTTTAACGGTGAACCGCTGCCGTTGTTTCGCAAGCGGGTGAAATACGCCTTTATCAATGCCAAAGACGCGGGCAGCGTGGCAGGTTTCATTGCCATCTTTGATCGGCTGGGCGTGGGCTATGTCGAATTGCTGGAGCGCCAGCCGGGCATTGACTGGGATGTGATTATCCTGCGCCTCAGCGACGGCCAGATAGCCGCCAATCCCGATTTGCTGATGAATATCATCCGCCAGTATGGCCGCACCTGCCGCCGCTACCGTTTTGAGGTGATCGCCAAAAATCAATTGCTGATGCGGGCAGGCAGCGTGGGGGCAGACTATTGCTGTTATGCCGCTGCCATGCCGACCCAGCCGTTATTGTTAAGAGTCGGCCATATCGCGGGCGTTGCCGTCTGTGACCATGCCAGCCTCAAGGAAAATACCGCACCGAATGTCACTTACGGTGCTTCATTATAAGGAAATAGAACATGTCCTCAGTGATTACCTTGGACTTTGAAAAATGGAAAGCGCAACAAGTCGCTGCCGGAAACGCAGTAATACTGGACGAGTTTATTTTTGCTAATGTGCCGGGTTTAGATCCGTCTCAGGATATTAGCCGCAGTGAGCAACTGCCTGCCGCGCAATATATCGTACACCGTCAGGCGGTGAATAAAACCGGGCTTGCCAGTGAGAACGCCGTGGCTTACAGCGTCACATTGGGCACCGAAGTGGGTAACTTTGATTTTAACTGGATTGGCTTGCTGAATAAGGCGTCGGGCGTGATTGGCATGATCACCCATGCGCCAGCCCAGAAGAAAATCAAGACCGCCAACGGCTTGCAGGGCAACGTCTTAACCCGTTCTTTCTTGCTGGAGTTTGACGGCGCGGCCAAAGAGACGGCCATCACCACGACAGCCGAAACATGGCAGATTGATTTTACCGCGCGTTTGTCCGGTATGGATGAAATGCAGCGCCTGATCAATACCGACAGCTACGGCGAGGCGGCTTTTTTCGGCGATGGCTTTGCGGTGATCCGCAACGGTGATCAGTACACGGTGAAAAAAGGGTTGGCCTATGTCGGCGGGCTGCGCGGGGTATTGGAACATGACCAAACGTTAAACACGATGCGCAATACCCGTGTGTATGCCGATTTTAGCTATCAGGGCAATCTGGTGAGCCAGTGGAAGACGGTTGTTAAAATTACCGTTGCGAATGACCTGAAAAATTATGTGGATGCGGCGGGGTATCCGCATTATGTGTTTGCGATTGCGAGTATTGATGGTAACGGGAATGTGATTGATTTGCGTCCTAAAGGCGCATTGAGTGATCGTGCTATTGCAGACCTCAATACCCGAAAAATTAACGGAAAATCGCTATCATCTGACGTCAATTTGAATGCGAATGATATAAATGCTGTTTCTGTGTTCGGAGGGGTGATCATTTCAGATAACAAAATAATCGAATTGAGAAACGCGACGCCGAACGCTGCAAACTATATTTATGGAACTGACGCCCGCGGAAATGCACGCTATCTGCTAGGTTGTGGTTCAGGAAAAAACACTGTGTCGTTAACTAATAACCAGACGCAAACTGATCTGGAGATCGGTGATAAACGCGCGTTTATCGACGGCGAGGAAATTGCAACGGTAAAAATAGTTAACGACAACGCTAACGGGCGAGTGCCAGTTACTCGGAAAATAAACGGAAAATCAATGCGATATGATGTTTTTTTGAATGCTGGCGATGTGAATGCGGTATCTGCATTTGGGGGTACAATTATTTCAGACAATAAAGTTATTGAATTGAGAAATGCGACGCCCGGTGCTGCAAACTACATTTATGGAACTGATGCCAGCGGAGACGCTCGTTATCTGTTGGGCTGCGGTGCCGAATCCAATCATGTGTCATTAACTAATGTGAAAACGAGTACACATTTAGAAGTGGGAAACGGGTCAGTATCGTTAAATGGGAAATTATTGGCTACCGTTGAAACCATCCCAACAGATATATTGGTTAAATCAACTACTGGACACTGGAAAAACGTTGACACAGGTATGATCTTACAGTGGGGGACAATCAATATGACGTATCCGGGGACGTATCCGATACAGTTCCCCGCAATGTTTCCAACGGAATGTGTCAATGTGCAGATGACAATATCAGATTCTGCCAATAATCCCAGTATAAACAATGTGCAGGCACGCGACCGCACCACAACGGGGTTTACTGCCATTACGGCGGAAAATGGTATCCAATGCAACTGGTTCGCAGTGGGGTATTAACATGAATTATATCTATAGTGCAAAAACTAACGCATTCTACCCGGTTGATTGGAAATCAGATTACATTAACGCAGGGTCATGGCCGGATGATGGGATAGTGGTTAATCAGGCTGTTTTCAACGAATTTGCAGGCAATGAGCCACCCATAGGGAAACTGCGCATTGCTGGTTATGGCGGATTACCTGCATGGGGAGATATTCCACCGCCGACACCGGAGGAATTGCAGAGCCAGGCAGAACAGGAAAAAAGGCAATTGTTGCGCGTTGCTAATGAAAAAATTGGTATTTGTCAGGATGCAGTTGACTTGAATATCGCTACAGTTTCGGAAAAAGTTGTTTTAAACGAATGGCGACGCTATAGGGTATTACTCAACCGAGTGGATTGCTCGACCGCCCCTGATATCGATTGGCCGGAGCAACCCGAATAATGCACTGGCAACGTAAAACCCTGCAATTGTCCCCGGCGCTGTCGGGGCTGTCTGCCAGCATCGTGCCCGTACACCCGTTTATTTACGGTGTCGGGCAGCAGGCCGACAGTGGCAGCTACTTAAGCCCGGCCAACGCCATTCATTACCTGTCAAATAAGCTGACAGGCGCAGGTCACCTGAATGCCCTTGTGTTAATGGTCTGTGCCAAGACCCACGCTGAATTTATGCAGCACTTAACGCAATTTTCATCCGTGTTGCCGTTGCCGGTCTTTTCCCAAGTCACGCGCATGGCAAAAACCGCCGAACGCCTGAGCATCAGCAAAATGCAATTGCCGGGCAAACAGGGCGGCGGGTTGCCACTGCCACAACCATTGTCAACCGCAAGTAGCCGCTTGGCCGCCAATGCCCAACTGATTGAACAGGCCAAAGCACAGGCCAGCGCGGGCAGCAGCCTTGCCGGATTAAAAGCACAGTTAAGCGGATTTACCACGGCCAGACAAAACGCCTTGCAGCAAGTCAGTGATGCCCTGAGTGGCGCAATGGGCAACACCGCCCCCGTTTGGGCATTTAGCGGAACAGGCCACGGTGCGCTGTTGGCCGAGAAGCTGCGCAAGGAAATACCGGAACCGGACGCCGTGTATACACTGGCAACCCTGTTTGCCGGAGACAACATCAGCGCATTAGAAAGGATGCTATCGCATGAGCCAAATTATCACCCTCGCCCTTGACGGCGAGGCCATCCCCTTAAAAAGCCTGACCGTCACCCCTTCGGTGATGTTTCAGGATCAAGACCAAAGCGGGCAGTCATCCAGCACCGCTGTAGCGGAACAGGGCATTAAGCCGAAAGAACTGCGCATCACGGGCGTGATTCCCTTTACTGAACAGAAAACCTTGTCGCGCCTGTTTGCGCTGGCCGAAGCCAAGGAAAACGGCAACCTGAAACGCTACCGGGTTGCCAACCTGACTGCGCAGGCCATTAATTTTCGCATTGGCACGTTCACGGGCACGATTGATGCCAGCAAGGTGGACGGCAAGCAGGCATGGCAGGTCACTTTTACCTTACGGGAACATTTATCGGTGTCGGAGAAACGCGATGCCCGTGCGGCCGGCAATATTCCGGCCAAAAAGCAGACCGGACAGGGCGGCAGTGCCGCCAAGGAAGAGCCGGAACAGTTAAGCTGGTTTGAACGAAAAGTGCTGAAACCGATTAATGACAAAATAGGGGCAGCTAATGAAACCGATTAACCGGCTTTATCTCTCCGGGGATGAAGTGCATCTGGTTGACGCCAATCTGATGCTGGAACTGTCAGCCTGTGGCCGGGGCTTTATCACGGCCGAGACGGCCACCGATTACACCGGAAAACTCGTCCGGTTGGATGTGGGTTACACCGATTTGGTGCTGCGCTGGTTTACGGGCTATGTGGAGCGTTCGCAGCCTGCCCAGAACGGCTACCAGCGCTTATTTGTGCGTGAGCTGGCCGGGGTGTTTGATCGTCCTTGGCCGTGCTCGTTTCAGCATCCGACCCTGCGCCAGATTGTGGACTACTTGCAGGCGCACAGCGGGCTGACCTTTATCTTGCCGCAGGCACCCTATACTGATAAACCGATCCCGCACTACACCCATAACGGCACGGGCTATCAGTTGCTGGCGAACTTGGGGCAGGTCTTCGCCATTGAAGATTATATCTGGCAACAACTGCCAGATGGTTCGGTGTATCTGGGCAGTTGGGCGCATTCGCTGTTTGCCGGGAAGCCCGTCGATATTCCCAATGAATTCAGCAAGAGCCAGTCCGCAGGCAATGCCATGACCCTCCCGATGATCCAATCGCTGCGCCCTGGTGTCGTGGTCAATCAGCAACGGCTGACCAAGGTCAACCTGAACAATGAAAACATGACCCTCACATGGCAGCCCAAAGGCCAACCGGAGAGTAAAACGCCCGCCCAGCGCCAGATTGATGCGGCTTACCCCGAATTATCGGCCGGGCTGCATTTGCCGAAATTCGCCCGTATTGAGGCGCACACCGAAAACACGGCCAGCGGCGATATTTCCGATCCCTTCCGGCCGCGCTATGCGGTTGATGTGCAATTGCTGGATGATAACGGTCAGGATGCTGCCGCCCCGGTTTATCAGGCTGTCCCGCTGCCGTTGCCAATGGCGGGCGGCGAATCGGGCATGTTCCAGTATCCGCCTATCGGCACAATGGTAGAAATTGCTTTTGAGGGCGGCCGCCCGGACAAGCCCTTTATCCGCCAGACCCTGAGCCAGGGCAACACCCTGCCCGATATCAAGCCGGGTGAACAGTTGCAGCAGCAGCGGGCGGAAGTGTCGCAAAGAGTGACGCAGGAGGGCAGTTGGATACGGCAAACTGACCAGACCATTAACGAGTCCTCCATGCACCGCATTGTCAAGGCCGACACGGAAACCCGCACCCTCGTGGCACGGGAAACCACGCTACAGGCCACGGACAAGACCACGGTGTTGGGCACATCGACCTTACTGGCGGGTGCAGTTCAGCAGATTGCAGACGGTGATTACTGCATGGCGACCTCATCAAATCTTGTCGCCAGCGTGGGAAAGGTCGCGGATATTGAAGTCGGCCAAAAGCTGATAGAAAAAATCGGCCTGATCCGCCAGAGCATCGCCGGAGCCAAGCAAGAGATTGTCGCGCCGGTGGTCTGGGTAGGCAGCCAGCAACTTAACGTGATGACCCTGATGTTAGATACGTTGGATGTAGTCAGGGAACTGGCCGAACTGACCGCCGCCCATACCCATCACAACACCGGCACCCCGGAGAACGCCAGCGCAATACGCAACACGGCGCATAAATCGGATGGGCTTAAACAGAAGTATTCGCCTGTGATTGGGTGAGTATCATCCCTTTGTATGAGATTTTTTACGCCATAGCATAGGTTGATATTTTATGTGTGAGTATTAGAATAGTAGATATCAATAAACGCTTTCATCTGATGGCTAGGAAGTTATCGCGCTGTGACTTAGGTTGCTCCTCCTTAGTCACCGTATGGATAACCATCCATCTCGTCAAAGTCAAAACAGAAAATCAACCTCACCAATTGATTTTCTGTTTTACCAAATTAACCCTGCTTCGGCGGGGTTTTTGTTTTTCTGGGGTAATAAAAAAATATTACAAATGCATTGACAAGGTAATAAAAAAATATTACTATTTTACCATGTTAAACAGAATGGAGGATGAGTGAAGCAGAGTGAGTTCAGGCGGTGGCTTGAGTCTCAAGGGGTGAAAATCAAGAATGGAAAGAATCACTTGATACTCTTATATGGAGACGCGAGAAGTGCAATGCCAAGACATCCGAGCAAAGAGATTAACGAAAAATTAAGGTTAGGTATCCTTAAACAGTTAAAACTCAAATAACTAACCAGCCCCTTAAGGGGCTGGTTCTTGGGCTAACTCTCATCACTATATGATTATGCGATATCCAGTCAATATCGAAGAAGACGGAACGAACTTGTTTGTCTCGTTCCCTGATATACCCGAAGCACTAACGTGCGGCGATGATTTGGCCGACGCAAAAGCGATGGCCTATGATGCGTTACTCACTGCTTTTTCCATGTACTTTGATGATGAGGATAAAGAAATTCCGTTACCAGGTCATACGGTAACAGAACACTATATTGATATTCCGGCCAGCGTTGCAGCTAAAATACTTTTGCTTAATGCAATGGTAAGGTCAGGCGTCAGCCGTTCGGAACTGGGGCGCCGTGTTGGCATTCAAAAGCAGAACGTCAAGCAATTGCTGGATGTGTATCACGCGACAAAGATTGACACAATAGAAAAGGCGCTATCAAGTTTAGGTTATGAATTAATCCTAACGGCTGCTTAA